CTGCTAAGACAGTTGTTGGTTATGCAATTATTGGAACCTTAATTGCTTGGGCAGTTACCTATCCATTGCGTAAATCAAATGACGAGTAAGGCTGATAACTTTCCTAAATGGTTCTATGATAACAATACTAATACTGATTTTGAATTAGGATTAGCAGAGTTCAAGGGCAAAAAGAATCTTAGATTCCTACAGATAGGTGTCTTTACTGGCAATTGTTCAGCATGGTTATTAAAGAATATCCTTACTGACCCATCATCATTGCTTGTAGATGTAGACCCTTGGTGTGGTAATCTACCTCATGAGTCAGTATATGATTGGGCAGATATACAAGAAGCCTACAAAGAACAGACTGCTCCGTATGGTAAGAAGGTTCAAGCACATAAAGCATTTAGTGGTGACTGGTTAAAAGAACATAGAGAACTTAAGTATGACTTTATTTATATTGATGGTGACCATCTACCTGAATCAGTAACCTTAGATGCTGACTTATCTTGGGACTTACTAAAGCCTGGTGGTGTTATGGCATTTGATGACTATGAGTGGGACCACCCAGATGGTACAGATAAAAACCCTAAGCCAGCAATAGATGCGTGGTTATTAAAGCACAAGAATGATATTGAGATAACTCGTAAGGGATGGCAAGTATGGATAAGAAAGAAATAGATAACAATTGTGGGGATTGTGGATGTAAGAGTAATGACATCTGCTGGCCACAACAAAATGAACTTAGAGAAAAGTGGTTAACAGATAACCCTGACTCTAAATATTTAGGCTGGATGTCAATTTAACTATAGATAAGGAAATGAAATGGCTTCGTTAAAGAATGTATTAATGCGTATTGTTGCTGTATTTGCGGCAAGTGGTTTATCAGTAATTGGTGCTGGTGCTATTGCTGGTGTTGATACCATTACAGCAGTAACAGTTGCTGGTCTTACAGCAGTAGCAGCAGTGGTAGAAAAGTTGGCTCGTGCATTTATGGATGATGGCAGATTATCCCTTGATGAAATCAATGCAGCCTTTTCAACAGTAGATAAAGGTGCAAAGACAGTTGCAGATGTAGAAGTAGAGAATCGTCAGGCTGCTGATAAATCAGCAAAGATTGACCCTGACTACAACTAATGACAAAGGGAACAGTTGCAGCAATCCTTGAGATTGCCAAAAAAGAAGTAGGAACTATTGAAGGTCCTAAAGATAATGAGACTAAGTATGGTGCCTTTACTAAGGCAAACTTTCTACCTTGGTGTGGTTCATTTGTTATGTGGTGTGCTAATCAAGCAGGAGTAAAGGTGCCTAACTGTGTATCAACTGTTGCTGGCGCAAGTGCATTTAAAAAAATGGGTACTTGGACTGATGCTAAAGATGCTAAACCACTACCTGGTGATATAGCCTTCTTTGATTTTCCTGGTGATAATGTAAACAGAATCTCTCATGTTGGTATTGTAATTGAGAATAATGGAGATGGAACTGTTACTTGTATTGAAGGTAATACTGCAGGTAATCCTAAAGGAGACCAGAGAAATGGTGGCGAAGTAGCAGTTAAAACTCGTGGCTACATTTCAAACAAAAAGAAAGTTATGGTATCTATCGTAGGATTTGGTCGTCCAAACTATACTGGTAATGAAGTTCAAGTTAAGGTACCAGTATCAGATACACCAGAATTTCCAGGAACAATTAAACCTGGGGATAGAAGCAATGGCGTAAAGATAGTTCAACAAGCCCTTGCTTTAGAAGCCGATGGAATCTATGGTCCAAAGACCAAAGCATCTGTGGTTAAGTTCCAAGATAACCACGATAACATTGATTCTAACGGCATCATCGGTCCCAAAACTTGGGCTGAATTAGTTAAGTTACTCTAAGGAGAACAATGTTTGACAAAGAAAAAGTAAAACAAATTGCCTTGTCTTATGCTCGTGCAGCAGCAGCCTCAGCGGTTGCGCTATACACAGCAGGACAAAGAGACCCAAAGATATTAGCAGCAGCATTTGTTGCAGGTTTCGTTGGACCAGTCTTGAAGGCTCTAGATAAATCAGCCCCAGAATTTGGTAGAACTAAATAGTTATTAAATAAAGAATCCCCCGCCCAGTATTACTACTGGAGCGGGGGTCTTTTTTGTTTTCTAAGCAGTTCCCCTGCTACCTAGATAACGCTTGTACTACCTGCAGGATTTTATCTGGTCGTATCAGATAACCCTTTGACGGATTAGGTTCTATATTACAGGTAATGGGATGACCATACATGGTAAGGGCACGCCGTAAATGTTCTATAGGTACTATCAATATAGTTCCTTCTAATACAAATGCCCAGTACTCAGCCTTAGTTGTAGATATACCAGATGGATACCACTCTTCATTGTTGTGTGACCAACATACAGTTTCTATATATAAGTTGCCAGTGTTCTTCCACTTAAGGTCTGTCTTAACCTCTATGGTTTTGCCATTAGTTAGTAGTTGATTAACTAGGGACTCGCCCTCGTGCCCAACTGATAAGTCTAAATCAAAGTCAGATAGTTTTGACATCGTACTCCTTAAAATTTGTTAGTGGTATACGCCAACCATTGATGTAACCATCATAATATTCTTGCTTCATAAATTCTTCTGGCTTTATATAACCATATATCTCTACAGTAGAATAGTATTCAGTGTCTAAACATTTAGTTCCAATAATAATTCTACCTTTATCCTTACTCCAAAATGGAATACTATCTTGAGTTCTAATAGACCTAACCTCTACATTGCTACCTACATCTGCTATTGGATAGCGTTTAACATGTAGTGCATTTGGATACCAAGGTGTATTCCAGGCTAGATTGTATTGTTTTGCAACTGCCCATTCACATACATTTGCCCGTATGTTGGCATTTATTTCTGGCTCTAACTTACCATCTGCTTTACCTTGTGCATAGTTAGGTTTATCTTTAGAGCCGAACTTAGTTAGCCAGCGTTCTACCGCTAACAAAGTACACACTCTAACTTCTTCTTTACTCAACATTACTATAGTAGACATCATTAAATACAGAAGCGGGAACAACTGTCTTACCAATTATTCCACGTTTACTTCTATACTTATCCCTTTCTTGTTTAGTAGTACCACCCCAAATTCCTTCAACTAAATTCTCAATTGCATAGTCAAAGCATTGGACTTGCACTGGACAATTATTGCACAGTTTTTTAACATAATCAAAGTTGGCATAGTTTCCTTTTTCTTCAGTGAAGAATACTTCTACATCAATGCCAGTGCATGATGGCACATCTTTCCATGTTGGGTAATCAATCAAGATTAATCACCTCTTGATAACCACATCTAGTACACTCAAGATGCCATAAAGATTTACTTGGGTCTATTACTTTCCATTCATAATTAAAACAAAACCAATGACGTAATCTTTTAATCTTATCCTCCTGTTGAGTAGAAACCACTTCCTTTAAAATGTACTGGTGTAGAGGACCATATACGAACCATTAAGTTTCCGCAAGAGGTACAAAATGGTGGGACAGAATCATTTGTTTCCATTACTTTAGTGCAGACCTTACATTCAAAATCATAATAAGGCATTAGTCGCAATCCATTCCGTGGTCATCTATTGGAGTAGGTAGTGTGACCAACGAACCACAGTCTACACATTCGCCATCTAAAAAGTAAAAGCATATCTCGCCATTTTCAAATGCTACTATAGCCGTAAATAATTCTGAACCACATACGCAGATATCTCCTATTGGATTACCCCGCAAGTCCATTGCCCTGCTGTAATCTTTTTTAAATAAATCTTTTATCTCTTTAGGATTCTCTTGGCTCATTGTCTTCTTCTGCCTCGATGTTATCTATATCTACAAATGTACGCCAGCCACCTAAGTTTCTTACCAAAGAATTAATTGCACGTTCGACTCGCTTACGTGCACCATCTGCCGATGTCTTTAACTCCTTGCCCAACTCATTCCACTCGCAATTGTCCGTTGAAAACCTCAGCCTTAAAATATTTTGTTTAGCCTCTGCCAACTGATTGAATGCTTTTTCTATATCTGACCGTAAAACTAGCCAATTATTTCCATCTGTAACTTCACCTTTACCTACCTTAAAGTTAAGGTCTTTTATTTTATTAGGTATCTCATAACTATTACCAATGATAGATGGTAGGAACGCTTCTATAACTGAAGGGTCGTAATAATATAAATCAAGTAAGTCGTATCCCGACTTCTGGGATTTTTCTTTTTCGCAAAAAGTTATTGCTGCGTTGCGTAATGATTTAGCAATTAGTTTTTCTTTATCTTTTTCTGGTAACTTAGACCATTCTTTATATTTAACTGGATGGGTAACAAACCACATCCATAAAGTCTGTCTGATATCTTCTGCTTCAAGCATTGGATATCTTCTGTAATACTCGGAGGCAAGGGAGGATACAAGCAAATTATATTCTTGTACCCATGCCTCACTCACTGTTTAGTCTGCACCTTCCCATTGTCCTCTTTGTACTAATAGTCCTATTATTGCATAGTTAGCCAGGTCTATAAGGGTATCTTCTATTGACTCATAGTTGGGCGTGTTGCCTTTATCTACTAGGTTATTTAGTCTGGCTAGTTTGTCATGCATCCTAACTCGTAGTCCATTCATAGCCCCGCCTGGAGCGTGGGCTATATTCAATGGGCCATAGTCTTGTTGTTTCTTCAACAAGATGGCTGTTAGTTCATTTGTAATTGTATCTATATCACCTGGATTCTTCATCAAGTATCTCCTTAATACTATTATCAAATTGTTCCATTGCTGATACTACTTGTATTTCATCTGTAAACTGTTTGCCTTCTCCTATACTACTAGCATATATAACTGTGCCTAATAGTGTAAGCATACGCATAGCACTCTCTGGTTCTTTTTCTATTGTTACATAAACATCTCGTAATGCATTAAGTATGTCAAGTCCTTGGCCATCTGATATGGCTAAGCCAACCATCTGTTTATTCTCTCCAACAAAATCCCAAAACTCTTCATCACTATCCCATGCATTTTCTAATTCGCTCATCTATCCACTCCTTTCCTTCTTGTATAATGATGCTATTTACATCATGTCCTTCTGGCATCTGTAATAAATTAACATTACCTAGTTCTCTACTTAACTTCTTACCAAATTCTAAACCTGCATTATCACCATCTGCTAATACAATTACTACTTCAAAATCATCTAATATCTTTCCATAGTATGGCTTCCAATTATTAACTCCAGGTATACCAATAGATGGATGGTTAGTCTTTACTGATAGTACTACTGTATCTAACTCACCTTCAGTTACACATATATAATTACCTGCTGTTAATACTGCTTGTGCATTAAACATTGTAGTCTTAGCCCCAGGTACACCCATATATTTAGGTTCATCTGGATGGTTGTTAACACTTCTAAATCTAATATCAACAACACCTGATGGTGTTATATATGGAATTGCTAGTCTGCCTTTGTATGCTTCATGTCCTGGCAATGGTTCTTTAACTATCCCTAGATGAAATTTCTTTCCCTCTTCTACCGAGAGATGTCGGGTTGAAAGATACTCTTCTGCTAGATGAAGATGCTTTGCGTATTCCTCCGCTGCCTGGTAAAGATAAGTTCTCTGCGAACTTGAGAGCCTCACTATAACTACCTCCTTGTCTATATATTATTAAGTCGTATACATCACCTTTAACTTCACAACCAAAACATTTAAATCTATTCTCGTCATAATTAATGGCTGCTGATGCGTGCTTGTCGCCGTGAAATGGACATCTCATCTTGCGCCAACCATGCCCCACGGCTGGCAGGGTGGCGCCTATATGCTCTAGATAGGCTGCAACATCATGTTTGTCCATCAATCTTCCTTATTAATTCTATCCATATTTTTGCTGGCATTGTTGCGTACCATTCACCTACATCTCCTTTACCTATTCGTTTGTGTAAAACTACACCTGTCCAAGCATTATCGTTTTTAATTTCTACTTCTAGTTCTTTTACCCATGCTGATAGGTCTAAACGATAATGGTTCTTAACCTCTATAACTACACCATTAACTCCTGCTATATCACCTTTGTCTAACTGCGAACCTGCAATCCTACGCTCCGCATAGGGATACCATTTCTTTAGCCATTTAACTACATCTGCTTCTGCTTTGGAACCTTTTGCTTTGCGTGGATTACTCATCCCAACTCCTGTTGTTGTGGCATATAACGAATCATAACATCATCTAGATGCATAGACTCTGGGTTAAATGAAAGGGTTACATAGTTGTTGCCAGTTTGGTCAGCCTTACCATAACGATTCTTAACTGGGGCTACACATAAGAAGTTGTCATCTCCTTGTTTCATTTGCCCAATAGTTAATACCATCGCTGGTATCTGATTAACTAAACCTTGAATAGATGACCGTGATTGGCAAGGATATCCTTCGAATCCTTCCTTAGTGTGGTGCAATACAAGCACTGCAGCATTGGTATCTCTAGCCAAATACTTTAGTTCTTTCATAGCAGCACGCATACCTTGGAACTCTTCGTGTCCATCCATTGCTATATCCATTAAATTATCTACAACAATTAATGTAGGGCTTCTGCCCCATACTGTTTCAAATGCAGATACTTCTTCGTCTAAATCTTTAAGTGTAGGTGTGGATTCAAATGACCAAAACAAATGATTGTTTAATAATAGTATTTCGTTTGCTTTGTCTGGGTCTTTCTTTAATAAGTTCTCTGCCATTTGTTGACTCATATTACCTGCCATTGCAATTAAACGCATAGCCATAGTATGAGCATTTGTATCTGCACTAAAGTAAAGTGTTGGTAGTTTAGTCCTGGCTGCAATTGCTAATGCAACTGATGACTTGCCTGCACCTGGAGTGCCTGCAATAACTGTTACCTCTGCTCTGCGTAGAATAATTCCTGCTCTTTCAAAAGCCTGAAAAGCAGGGGGCAATGGTTCGCCCCCCACTTCTGCTTTCTTAATAGAGCGTCTAAGCGTTTTCACTTAACCTGCTCTGGAACGAATGTGTTCCATGCTGCATCTGTTGTTTTAAGATAAACATTTTTACATTTATCAAATGCACCCTTTGGTGCTGGGCAGAAATAACCACGATACATAGAACCATCTTTACCTGTTCCTTGAATCGCTGTCATCTTTCCATGTGGACAATTGCGTCCACCAAGCGTAGTAGTAGAGTTATCTAATGGGCTGATACTAGCGCCTAGTGCTGATGCAACTTGTCCTACTGTCATTGGTGTAGGTATGGTGCCACGAATTGCTTTCTCAAGTTCCATTGTGGCTGATGTAATTGCATCTAATCCTTGTGCAACTAAGCCGTCTAGTTCTGTTCCGTTTTCTGCACGGACTGTTACTAAACTACCTGCTGCTGTTTTGATTGTGATGCTGATTGGTGCTTCTGAGTGAGACACTATTTGTTCTCCTGTTCGAACGGATAGGATAGACCTTTTTGGTCTCTCCATTTTCTTGCTTTCATTGCGAATTGTAAACCTTTAAAGCCTTCATTGATGTTAACCCACATTAACTTACATGTACCTGTTCCTGCAGGTAAATGTATAATGATTGCTTTATCTTTGTTTACTTCTCCCCAACTGCCACGGGTTGCCGTGGCCGCATCATACGGCAAGCCGTTGGCGTATATAGACAACTGACT